TTTCTTTTATCTTTAATTCAAAGTCTAAAAGATTTTGTCTCATTTGTGCCTCAATACGTTTAACTTCTGTTTCTGCTTTTAGCTGTGCTCTTTGGTTTTCACCTTGAACCTGCGCTAAAGTAACCTTCTCAAATTCAGAAGGTGGTTTAGGTGGAAGTTGTGGCATTTGAGCTTGTCCTACTTCTGGATCCATAAAGAAAGGTTCTACACCATTTAAACCTGCATTTTCAACTAATTTCTTTAATGTATTATAAATATTTCTAAGATTTACCATAGGACCAAATGCATTTTGTTGTAAGTTTATTGCCTGCATTTGTCTCTCTAATATAGCATTAAGTAATATTAATTGTTGTTCTTTTGATCCAGTTCCTAGCCCAACTTGGACTGTAACATTAACTCTGTCTTTCCATTCGTAAGGTCTCATAGGAATATACTTTCCTCTAATTCTTACGATCTTTTCTTTTTGTTGATATTTGCATACCAACTCAAACATTTTTAAGGCTAGATCTTTAATACCTGTTTCAGCAAATATTCTGGCAATTAACTCCATTCTCATTTGCGATTGTGTTAAGATTTGGTTTTGTCCAGTTGCTGTTTTATTTAAAGTATTTGCATCTAGCCCTTGTGATTGTCTCGTAATTCCTGTTCTTGATTCTTTAACAGAATCGAGATAACCCAACATTGTTGTAGCTTGTTCTGTTATTGGTTGTGCCTGAATAGGCATCATAACATTTTGAGGTGGTTGTTTTGTTCTAACTATTCCACCAGGTCTATTAGTTAATAAATCATCCATAGCAACTTGACCATCTTGTATTGCTACACGATTATTATTTGTTAGATACATATTATCTAACATTTGTCTCATTACTGTAGATTTAATTAACTGTATATCCTCTACTAATTCTGATACAGATCTTCCATGAAATCTGTGTGGCATGATAACTGGAGTCATAGATACAAATGGAATAGTATCTACTTCTTCCATATCTAATATTGTATGAGTACCATCACCAGCTAAAAGAAATTTTACTAATTCTGATTTACCATCTTCATTAACATCCATTCTTACATAACACTCATGGATTAAAATATCTGAACTACTTTTATCTCCATCTTGTAGTCCATGAGAAAAATCTATATTTTGATGTCTAACAAATTTATCTTCTCTTGTATAATCTGAATCACCTGTTGGTAAACCTTCAACTAAATCTTTATCATAACCCATTTCAACTAATTCTGATCTAGTTTTATTTGTTCTATGACAAACAAAGTTAGCTGATTCAATATCTTTACATCTTCTTTCTATTAAAAATTCTTCAGGTGGAACAGGTTCTATTTTAACTTGTCCATATAGTCTTGTTCTTTCAATTACACAATCGTGGTAATTAGCTTTGTCTAATTCTTTTCCATCTTCATCTAAAATTGGTTCTTCAAATTCTGTATGATTTTTAACTTTAACTTCAGGATCTGATATAAGATCAGCAAACTCATCATCTGTTAATCTTGTATATTCTTCTCTTTCAGTTTTATTAGAATCATCCCAATAAATTTTTAAAATTCCATTTTTCTGTATTAATGCATCTTTAAATGCAGAGTATAGGGCTACGAATCCTTTGTTCTCTTTATAAAAAATATAATTCAAATAGTCAGAACATTGTCTAGCCATTTCATCATCTTCAGGTCCAACTCCTTCGCAATTAAATACATTATCTCCTGCTGTGAATATTCTCATTAAAGATGGCATTAAACTTTCTACTGTGTCTAACACATCATTAGATATAACTTGTGAACGCCCTTCTTGTTCGTTACCAAGAGGCATTCCTAAATAATATTCTAATGATTTTTTTCTTCTAGCTACTAACTCTCCACCAATAAATCCTGATGCATTGCTAATTTCTCTATTTAATACTGATAATATTTCTTGTTTTGATTTCATACTATATATTTTGTGTCCACATTAATTGGTTTATTCCATTCACTTGTATCTATTGGATCATGTACGCATCCATACCTAAAGGCATCAGCTGCGTGTGAGCACCAGTCATGTAAGGGTTTATTCTTAAAAACCTGGTTCTTGTCATCCCATTGTTTTCGATATTGTCTTAAAGCATCTAATCCTGTTTTACATTTTTCTCTATCAAAATAACAATGTGGTAAATAATTTCTTACAGATTCTATTCCATGATCTACTTCTAATTTAGGAGCTACTTCAAAATCTATTCCTAATTCGTTTGCTACTTCTAGTCTAGACTTACCTGTTCCTAATTCACGTGCCATTATATCATGAGGTGCCACATGTCGACTATATGCGTATTCTTTATCCTCAAGAATATCTGCATAATGAGCTAATGATTCTCCAGAGGTTTCGTAATAATCTACAACATGTATTTCATTACCAATTCTTTGGACAAACCAGATAGCAGTCGAATCTCCGATCCCCAAATCCCACCATGTTTCCACACCTACATTTTCATCCACAGGCACGACTCCGATATTCCCATTATTATCGAGTTTAGTTACTATTCTTCCATAATAACTGCCTGAGACTGCTGCAGTAAAAGAACATTCGAACTCTTGTTCGTATTGTTCTTCAGTCATAATGGCACGTGCCTGTGCCAGCTCCTCAACTGGAATCACTTTGGTTTCGGAAGCTCTATATAACTTTGCATACCAATCTTTATGTCCTCTTAAAGCAAAGTCATATATCTCCCAGAATTGATTATGTCCCATTGGAGTTCCGATAAATAATACCCATCCTAATTTATCAGATATAGCAGGACGAATTATTTCAGTCCATACTCTTGGAGACATAATTGCATATTCATCCAGCACAACTGCATCAAATCCCATACCTCGGATTGAATCTGGATTATCTGCACCAAATATTTGAATTCTTGATCCGTTAAAAAGATCTATTCTTAATTCTGTTTCGTTTCTATTTCCACCTAAATACATAAGTGGTTTTGTGTAAAATTTTAAATATTCCCAAGCAATAGATTTACCTTGACGATATGTTGGAGCTATAAATGCACATAGACTCCTAGGTTTAGCTGTTGCTGTTTTAATTAATTCGTTAATTGATAGTACACTTTTTCCGAACCGCCTATGACATACCAAAACATTAAAACGTTTTTTATTATCATGTACTTCTTTTTGGTATTCTCGTGGCTTATAAGGTATTAATATTTTTCTAACTTTTTTGCCATTCGACTTTGATTTCGATTGGTTCATCGGTTCCTAATTTTGTTGTTGAAGATGCTAACCTTGGATGAATGTAAGGTGCAGCTTTTTCTGCCGCGTACATTTTCCTATCAGGTGAACTCATAGGATTGTTTAACACAGATAATAAATAATCCAAAGGAGATAAATTGTATTTTTCTGCTAACTCTATCAAACCTTTCCATGGTTTCTTGCTTTTGGAACCTAAAGGTCTACCTGCACCTTCTCGCTTTCCACCATGATTTGTGTTATCTATTTCGTTTTCGTATGTTTTATCTTCTAACATTATCCTAACCACTTACCTCTAGACATTATCAGTCTACCAGCTGTAGGTCCTGAACCCCATCTTCTAGCTTTTCCTCTTTTAAACTTGTCAAGTTTTCTAGTACTTGCATAAGCTAATACACTTGTTAAAACAGGTCGTCTCCAGGCAAATTTAAAAGCTCCTTTTCCTACTTTCCACGCACCTTTCATTAACGTTCTTTCTGAAAATGCTGGTGTAGTCCAAGATTTTAGACTTTTCATAAAGTTAGATTTAGCCATTAGTATTTTACCTTTTTACCTTTCTTTTTTGCATATTTTTTTGCTGCAGCCTTACCTTTTTTAGTATAACTGAATTTCTTTTTACCTACTTTGGGCATTATATATATCCTTTTTTCTTAAGTGCTTTGTATCTCGGATCATTTTTTTTTAATTTTGGAGATGCTGCTACAGATGCAGCAAGTACACCCACAAAACCAGCTGTAGCTCCAGCAACTGCTAACCCAAATTTAGCTTTAGAAGGAACTTTTTTCCATGTTTTAGAACTTAATTCTTTGACAGAATCAGTAAATTCCTTCATGGTACTTTGTTTCTTTTTAAATGGATTCCAATTAGCCATATCTTTTTTTCTTTTTCTTACCAGCTGCATATCCTGCAGCAGCTCCACCAACTCCTGCGGTAATACCTATACCAGTTTTAGTAGCTAACTTCTTTCCTACGTCTCTAACAGTAGTGTAACTCATTTCTGACATTGCTCTACTAGCTTTAGCGTAAGTTTCTGATTGGTGCATTTTTGAAAATTGGTCTGTTGCAAATTGCTTTGCTTTTCCTGGTGATTTTTTTGTAGATTCCCAGATTTTAGGTACAACTTTTCTACCCCAACCAATAACTTCTTTTCCAAACTTTATTATCATCGTAATAGTCCTTGTCTAGCAGCATCTCTTGATGTTGGCATTGGCATATTGCCACCAGGTCTTTGACCCATTTGTGCCATTTGAGGATTCATTGTTTGCTGCTGTGCCAATAAACCCTGTCTTTGTCTTTGCATTTCAGGTAATAATTTTGCCTGAATTATCAAAGCTAGTTGTTCACCTTCTTCAGGTGACAATTTTATAATTTTGTTTGCTAATTTTTCTAAATTTCTATCTGCCATACTTTTTACCAATTATATTATATTGTTTATTAAAGTTATTTTGTTTCATATATCCTGTTGTACTCTTTCCTTTAGTCATTAGGTAAGTTCTTTTTCTTGACTTTGTAATTTTTTTAGCTGGTCCTTTAAATAATTTAACACCAGCATGAGCTAGAGATAATCTTCCCCCTACACGTACTGCTGTTCCTAATGCTGCTAGTAATGCTGCTGCTGGTAATGGCATTATGTATACCAGAACTTTCTTTTCTTTTTATAGAAACCTTGGACGTTCTTTTTAGCTACTTCTAGTGTTCCTGGATAGTCTTTAGATTTACCCTTGTAAGCAGTCATTAGTTTTGGTCCAGGCGAATACATTGAATATCCCTTCTTTAAAGTTTTTTTCTTTCCTATTAAATTTGCTATAATATCTACTAATCTAGATTTCATATTAACCTGCCATATATTTCTTAGGTTGCTCTTTTGCGGCTTTCTTTCCACCGTAATATCCTAAACCTAGGATTGCAACTTTAGAACCTACAAGACCTGCACCCCAACCTACTTTTCCCCAAAAAGGTAGTTTTCTCCAAC